GGCAACGATCACCCCACGGTCAAGCCTACCGACCTGATGCGCTACCTGTGCCGCCTGGTGACACCGCCCGGCGGCCTGGTTCTGGACCCTTACATGGGCAGCGGCAGCACTGGCAAGGCGGCGCTCCTGGAGGGCTTCCGCTTCCAGGGCTGCGAGATTACCGACAGCTACGCCGATATCGCCCAGTCCCGCCTCGAGCGGGTTGAGCGGCCCGAGGCTGCTGTCGCCTGACAGCGAGAAAACCATGGAACCCACACAGCTACACGCCGGTGACTCGATCACCTGGTCGCGTGAGGTGCCGGCTTGCCCGGCATCTGCCGGCTGGATCCTCCGCTACGTACTGAGCGGTCCCGATCGGCATGTCATCGAGACGAAGGCCGGCGCGCCTTACCAGGTAGAGCTGGCCTCGGGCGATACGGCGCGGTGGGCTCCTGGTCTTTACCGCTGGGTGGCCTTGGCCAGCCGCGGCGTGGATCGGGTCACGGTGGCCAGCGGCAGCCTAGAGGTTGCCGCGAACCTGGAAACAGCCGAGCCGTCCGACGCGCGCAGCCATGCGCAGCGGATGTTGGCCCTGATCGAGGCCGCGCTTGAGAAGCGGATTCCGAAGGACCAGGCCAGCTACGAAATCGACGGGTTGCGGCTCGACCGGATCCCGATCGAGCGCTTGAACGAATTGCGCCTGCAGTACCGGCGGGAGATTCAGCGAGCCCGTCACAACCGCTGGCCGCTGGGTCGCCCGATCCGCCACGTACTGAGGTAGCCCCATGAATGCGCTGAAACGAACGCTGGCCTGGCTTGGCGTAGGCGGAAAGCGATCTACGGAGCCCGCCAGCGAGCGCCGCGAACCGACGGTACGCAGCACCAGGTCATTCAAGATGGCCGGCGGTGGTGGGTTGTCGTCGGCATGGGCGCGCCGCTCCAGCGGCACCGACGCCAACCAGGAGATTTTCGGCGATCACGAGACGCTAAGGCAGCGGGCGCGCGAGCAGTCGATCAACACGGCCACGCTGAAGCGCTTCTATCGCCTGCTGCGGCAGAACGTCGTCGGCCCCTACGGGATCCGGCTGCAATCGAAGGCCGTGCTGCCCGATGGGCTTCCCGATAGGGTCACGCGAAAGCTGATCGAGAAGGAATGGCGGAAGTTCGCTAAGAAGGGCCAGTTTGACGTAACCGGGCGCTACTCCTACGTCACGTTCATGTGGCTTTGGATCGAAACGCTGGCCCGGGACGGCGAGGTCATGGTGCGGATTGTCCGCAACTGGTCGAACCGCTGGGGCTTCGCGCTACAGATCCTCGAAGCCGATCGCCTCGACCTGAACCTGAACACGCTACTCGACAACGGCAACCGCATCCGAATGGGCGTGGAGCTGGACGAGTGGGAGCGCCCGGTCGCCTATTGGCTGCTGAACGATCACCCCGGCGATGTGATCCGCAGGGCAGAGGAACGGTATGACCGCATCCTTGCCAGCGATTTGATCCACACATTCGACCCGTGGCGGCCGCACCAGTCGCGCGGCTTCACCTGGACGCACGCTTCCGCCCTGGACGTGCATCACCTGGAGGAGTTCCGCCAGGCCGCTCTGGTCAAGGCGCGGATCTCGGCATCGATCACCGGCCACTACGTCCAGGACGCGGAATGGCTGGACCCGCCGGAAAGCGATTCTGACGACCCGCCGCTTGAGGAGGAAATCAGACCAGGTGAGGGCAAGCTGCTGCCCTACGGCGTGGACTTCAAGCAGCTGGCCACGCAAGGCCCGGGCAGCGACTACGCGCCGTTCGTGAAGGACGGCAACCGTAACGCTGCCGCCGGCCTCGGCCCGAGCTATCACCGGCTGGCTCACGACCTGGAGGGCGTTAGCTTCTCCAGCCTTCGCTCCGGCGAGCTGGACGAGCGCGACTTCTACAAGTGCGTTCAAGAGTTCGCAATTTCCGAGCTGCTCGATCGGCTTGGCCAGGAGTGGCTCGACGCCTCGATGCTCCGCGGCGTTATCAAGATCGCTCCCCGCAACTTTGAGCGCTCCACCGAACTGCTCTGGCAGGCCCGCGGCTGGGATTGGGTGGATCCGCAGAAGGACGCCAAGGCCGCTACGGAAAGCATTGGCAACCGCACGAAATCCCGCTCTGAGTACATCCGCGCCAACGGCGACGACCCCGACGAAGTGTTCGCCGAGATCGCGGCCGAGGAGGAGTTGCTCGAGAAGTTGGGCCTTTCGCCTATCAACAAACCGAACGAGGAAAAGCCGGATGCCCGATCCGACGAACCCGACGAAGAATAGCGCCCAGCTTCCGCTCCTTCGGACGCTCCAGACGGAGGCAATGGAGCGTTCCTTCTCCGTCGACAAATCAACCATCGACGAAGAAAAGCGAACCGTCGAAATCGCGGTTTCTAGCGAATACCCGGTGCGCCAGTGGTTCGGCATGGAGGTGCTGGATCACAGCCCCGAGGCCATCGACTGGACCCGTTTCCGCAGCGGCGCACCCTCGCTGGCCATGCACGACCGCTGGACGACCCGCGCCCTGGTGGGGGTCGTTGAAGAAGCCTGGCTCGATACCGACCGAAAGATCCGCGCGCGGGTTCGCTTCTCTGCCAACAGCGAAGAAGCGGACCTCATCTGGAAGGACGTGCGCGACGGCATCCGCCAGAACGTGTCGGTCGGCTACATCCCGCGAGAAATGGTCCTCGAGCGCTCCGAAGAGGGCCTCGACCACTACCGCGTCACCCGCTGGGAACCTTTCGAGGTTTCCTGGGTTTCCGTGCCCGCTGACCCGACTACCGGGGTAGGGCGCTCCCTTTCTGGTTCCACGAATACCGTAATCATCCGAGGTCAAAAGATGCCTGATCCAACCAACCCGGCGGAAAACGCCAACAACTCTGTCGCTGACCTGACTGCCGAGCGCGCCCGGGTTGCCGACATCCTCGCCATGGGCGAGCGCTTCGGCCAGCGCGATCTGGCCAACGAGGCGATCGCCAAGGGCTTCAACGTTGACCAGTTCAGCCGTTCGATCCTGGAGAAAGGAGGGGCCGGCGGTGCTGCACCGAAGCCGCTGGGCTCGGCCGCTCCCAAGCCGGGCGAGCGTGACCTGCCGGGCTTCACCAAGGACGTCTCGGCGCGTTCCCTGGGCCTGAGTGAAGACGAACTCGGCGAATACTCGCTGATGCGTGCCATCGAGGCAGCGGCAACCAAGGACTGGTCGAAGGCTGGGCTCGAGCGTCAGGTCAGCAACGCCCTTGCGGACGTATTGAAAGCCCCGGCCCGTGGTTTTTACGTGCCGCACGATCTGCTGATCCGTGGCATGAGCAAGGGCGACCCGGCCAAGGGTGGCGCGATCGTCGCGACCGACCTGCGCATGGATCAGTTCGTCGACATTCTGCGCAACAAAACCGTGATGGCGGCCCTTGGCATGAAAATGCTGCCTGGCCTGGTCGGTGACCTAGACCTGCCGAAAAAAATCAGCGGTTCCAACTTCCACTGGCTGGGCGAAGGCGATCCTGCGCAGCTGAGCGATTTCGACCTGACCACTCTGGCGATGTCGCCCAAGACTATCGCGGGCGGCATTCCAGTTACTCGCCGCCTGCGCAAACAGGCTTCGCGCTCGATCGAGACGTTGATCATCGACGACCTGATCGAGGGCCTCGGTGTAGCGATCGACCTTGGCATCCTGCGCGGTCCTGGTACTGAAAACCAGCTGCTCGGCCTGCTGAATCAGCCTGGCATTCCGGCGCTGGAATTCGACGGTCCAGGTCTATCGTTCGGCAAAGCGGTCGACATGCGCACGAAGGTTGCCACCTTCAACGCCGCCCAGGGCGCTCTGGCGTACCTGACCAGCGTTACCCAGGCTGGCATCGCCCAGCAAACCGAGAAGTTCGCCGGCACTACCGGCCGCACTGTCTGGGAAGACGGCAAGGTCAACGGCTACCGCGCTGAGGACACCAACCAGATGCCGGACGACACCTGGTTGTTCGGTGACTTCTCGCAGATCGTCCTGGGCATGTGGGGCGTGATGGATCTCCAGGTCGATACCGCGACCCTGGCGGCCAGCGATGGCCTGGTGCTGCGTGTGTTCCAGGACGTGGACGCGGTGGTGCGTAACAAGTCGTCCTTCTGCGTAGGCAAGAAGAAGGCGGCGTAACAGAACCTGAATGCGGGCAGGTGCGGGGGCTTCGGCCCCCTTTTTTATTCACTCAATGGATGCAATCACCATGTTGGAAGCGATTGTGTATGTGGTCCTGCTGACGGACC